TCGCCAAGAACTGGGCCAGATACTTCGGGTCCAGCTTCGTGCTTGCCGTTGAGCCCGCCGCGATCGTCGGGCAGATCACCTTGCTCTCCCCGTACTCGCTCGAGCGGCCCACGAGCACCAGCGTGTTTGCCGTCCACGTCAGCGAGATACCCTTGCTCTGCTCGCTCGTGACGATGGCCGCAGACTGCACCGCCTGGAGCAGTTCAACCACGTCGATCACCGTAGGCTCACCTTCCGCCTCGCCAACAACGTCACGCCACCGTGGATAGCGGCCGTCCACGAGCCTGCCCGTGATCGTGCAGCCCTCCAGCGAGAAGCGGACTTCTTTGCCGTTGGACTCAACCTGCACGCTGCCATCACCCGTTGCCATGGTTGCCACCGTCGCCAGCAACCTAGACGGCACGATGGTCTGCGAGGCGTCTACGGCATCGTCGCTCTCAGTCTCCACGCACGCGAGCCTGCGCCCGTCAGTGCCAACCCAGTGCTGTCGTGAACCGTCCGCAGTGGATTCCACGTCCAGCATGACGCCACCCAGTGCGTAGCGGCTGGACTCGCTGTCGGTGGCGTACGTCGTGGCCTTGGCGGCCCGGCAGAACTGGTCAGCCGGCAGGCGGCAGATTGCCTTCAGATCGCCAGCGTCCCACGTAGGGAACTCTGCGGCGTCTTCCGTTGGTAGAGTCCACGAGCCAGCACCGCACTTCACCGTTACGCTGCTTTCCTTCGGAATCAGAAACACCTCGTCGCCGGTCGCGGCCCGCAGGATGGCGCTGAGCCGATGAGCCGGCAGCAGCATGGCGTCGCCGTGGTAGTCAATCTCGCGGTCAATACGCACCTCGAGATCCGTGCCCGTCAGCAGCCCGTCACCTAGTCTGACGTTGCCCAGGATGGGCTTCGCGTGCCTTGTCGGGACAGCCCTGAGCACGTCGGCAAGTGCCGCCCTGAGCGTTAAGGTTGCCAGTGTGATTCCAGTCGTTTTCCGTTCCTTCGTTGCAGTTGCCATGAGTCGATTCCTTTCGTGGCTTCAATGCGATTCCGACCAAAATGCCCAAGGCGAACGTCGCCGCGAGCAATGCTTCCCCGACTGCGATCCAGACGAAATCCGAGAGCGTCATAGCGAGCCCTCGTCTTCCAGCAGCGGCCAGCTCTTGGGCTGCTCCTGGGCTTCGATGTGCTCGAAGTAGCACGCCTGCCGCACGAGTCTGGCCCGCAGTTCGTCGTTCTCGGCCTTGAGCGTCTTGATGGACGCAATGGCAATCCCGATGGTGCGAGCGTTCGCCACGAGCGAGTCGTGCATGCTCCAGTTGTCAGCGTCTTCACTCGCGTGGATGCAGCCACCCTGCAGACGAAGCAGACGCTTGATAAGTCTTTCGGTTGTCATGTTCGCACCCTTATTCCTCGTGACTTCCCCGGTTCGCGTGTAATCCAGCCCTTACGCTCCAGCTGCTCAAGCATCCCCGTCACCGCGTGCGGGCTCTTGTAGGCCAGCCCGGCCGCGATCTCGCGGACGCTTGGCCCCCACATGCCGGCGGTGGACGCAATGAACTCGTACGCCCGCTGCTGCGAAGGCGTGAGCGGCAGGCGCTCGATGGTGGTGGTGTTCTCTGGGGTCATAGGTCTTCCTCCTTGAGTTTCATGGACTGTGCAAGCGCCACCACTTCCTTCGGACGCCTGTACGGTGCTGGCTGGTAGTCGGTGAACTCGCGTGCCTTGCGTTCCAGCCTTTCACGCTTGGCAACTTCCTCGGCGGCCTGGCCCACAACGCGGATGGTGCCGCCCTTGTCCTGCGATCTGCTCAGCCAGCCAACTAGAAACTTCCGCCAGTTCGACTTCTTGGCCTTGGCGGTGTTCGTTTTCAGCCACTCAGTTGCCCTGAGTAGCTCGATGTCCAGCTTGCATGCCGGAAACGCTTCGGCCCAAGTCGCTCTGTCTGCGTCGGTAATTCCCTGCCACCCGTCATCAATCGTCCACTGAATCGCATACTTCGGCTGCGAGCGTTTCCGCCGCCTCGGCGGATCGCTCGTAGCAACAACAGGCGCAGCCTGTTGTGTGTCTTCTCCGTCAGGAGAAGCACTTGGATATGACGTTGACGTTGACGTTGACGTTGGATGGCATCCGTTTGCTATGCGTTTGCTATGCGTTTGCGATGCGTTTGCTATGCGTGACGCATCGCCGGACCACCGCCCAGATGCCGCAGACTTCGCAGCCTGCGAACGCTTCTCCCTGATTTCGACGCACCGGCAGCGGTGCTCTTCGAGCTTCGCGTTGCGGAGAAGTCCGTCATCGCCTGCAGGAAACTTGCCCACAAGCACAGGCCAGCAACGAGCAACGCCAGGTGAAAGCCGCTCCAAGTCGGCGGGCTCGGCCGGAAGCGAGCCGCGATCCCACTGGATCATCAGCAGCGTCAGGTAGTGTCCTCGCTCCTCAGCCGTCCAGCCGATGGTGCTCGTCAGGAAGTCCCTGACATAGAGCGGGAGGTACACGTCAACTTTGGTGTCAGCGGACATTGGCGGCCTCACGGTTCTGCAGCTGCTTTTGCCACTCCACTGACTCAGCGGCCCGCTTCACAAGTGCGACGTGATGCCTTCCGATAGCGTTGGATGCCTCGTATAGCGCGCCGCTTGACTCAACAGACCGTCCGTCTTCTGCTGCCATTTCGTTGAGCATGTCGCGGATCAGGCGCATAAGCGTCTGCGTAAACGTTGGTTGCTTTGTCATGCTGGATCCCCTTCCATTCCGCCACGCCTCGTCGAAGAGGCACCGTGCCTACGCGACAAACGCCGCGTCGCTTTTCCCGTTGTTGCAGTCGTGGCAAAGAGTCCACAGGTTGCTGCTGTCATTTGCCCCTCCGCGAGCAACTGCAGTTCGGTGATCTACCTCCAGCTTCACGCCGTCGCGCTGACTCCTGCCGCACAACTGGCAGGCAAATTGGTCGCGACTCAGGATCGCGAATCGCAGCTTCTTGGAAATAGACGCACGCCGAGCTGAAGCTGACTGACTGCACCGATCTGCGTCGCCAACTTCTTGCGCCAAAAATCCTGTGGGAACGTCAGACAGGTGCTTTGGAATAACGACGCATCCAGACCGCATTTTCAAGACTGGCTTTTGGCGACCTTCGCCGGTCCAAAACAACGCCATGTGCGGATTTCGCCAGTGCGGACTGCAGTCTTTCTGCTCCTGAAGCTTCTTTCCTAGGTCGAACCCACGGCCAACAAGTCGTGCGGCGCGATCTTCTAGCCAAGACTTCGCAGCGTGGTCCGCGCTTTCGTATCTGCTGAGATCCTTTTCTAAAATCGCAGGAGTTATGAGGTCATTTCCGTCAGCCACAAGAGCGATGAACTGAATCAGCCTCAGCACCGTTTCTTCCTGTTCCGGAGTGGCCTCGCCAAGAAGAGATTCCCGCTTCTGCCCAGACTTTCTCTCGCACAGAATAATTAGGTCAGACACGGTTTCTGTTGCCGCTCCATGAAGCATTGCGGTGAACGTCTTAGAGACATCTGGCTTCCGTCGCGTGTCGTCAAAAGATGCAGCGAGACGCAATCTGCCGATCAGCCTGCAGGCCTCGCGAGAACGTTCCGACATCCACTCAAGTTCAGGCGTCTTCTTCTCGAAAGACCACCCAAAAGCGTGCCGATTCCTGCAGTTGGGGGAATGAACGAGAACTGTTTTGATTCCGTGCGGCTCCATGCCAACAGGAAACCGCAGAAGACACGGCGTGACAGGCAAGCAAATGTCTGCCCACTGGATTTGCGGGTTAACTTTCCGCGCAAGCTCAATCGCTATCGGGTAAACGTTGTAGTAGGGCCTTTCAATGTTGCGCCAAAGCCTTTCAACGATTGGGCTGCAAAGGCCAAGAATGCTTCCGGCTGCGCGAATCGCCTCATATGACATGGCGGCAGCGTGTGACCGTATGATCCGGTCTAGGAACTCTTCGTTGGTGCCACGCTCGCCACGTGGGCGGCACGGCACAAAGTCATGGAATCGCATCACGCCTTCCTCCAAATCACCGCCATCCGCCCGCTGCTCGTCCGCCTGGTGCCCGCCTCCACGATCAGGCCGCGCCGTGCCAACTCAATCCGCCTGGGCCTGACGGTGCTCGCGTTCATCTCGAGCTCGTTCGTGATTTCTTCGTCAGTGCTGGGCGTGCGACAGATCAACTCGTAGACGCGCCGCTGCATCGCGTTCAGCGTTGCCGGCCCCAGCGAGTCCGCAGCAGCGGCAGACGTGGCCGAGCCGTTCACGCTGGGCGCTGGCGTTGCGAACAGCGGCAGCGGTGCTTCCTTGTAGTAGTCGCTCATCCGTGGCGTCCTTTCCGTCCGTGTGTATTTGCCGGGTTACGCCCGGCGCGTCCGACTCACCGCCGGATCAACGGCGTCGGCTGCGGTTGTTACTCGCCACCTACCGCTAGGCGGCCAATGCGGCTGTGTTCGTCAGCCTGCGTCGCCAATGGCGTGGCGTTAGTCGCTGGACTCCGGTGGTGGAACGCAACTCACGGGCGTGTGCTGAATGCTGGGCTCGTACTTCTCAAGCCTTCGCAGCGTGTCGCTGAGTTCACGGCGAAAGACTTCGGCCATGAGTCGCTCGCGGGCCACGGCGTTGGCTTGGGCCAAGGCCCAACTTGCCATGCGTGGCAAGTGCTGCCGCTCGAGGTAGTCCGCCACAACCTTGGCGTCGATCACGAGTGGCTCGCTCATGCGTGCACCTCGTGCTCGGCGGCCTCGTGGGGGAACTCCTGGCCACGGTCTTCGGACTCAACGGTCAACGTCGGCACTTCCTGCTTGCCGGAAAACCTGCGGTGCTGCAGCGGCTCGGCGTGGTGGTTCACCGTCACGCTCACCTGCGGCTGTCGCATCCGGTCGGCCTCGTCTGGATCAACGATGCCGCTGAATCCGAAGGCGTAGCGGATGGCCTGAATGGCTGCCTTGTGGCGAAGCATTCGGGCTGGCCACTTCTTCCATGGCTCCGTGCCCTGGCGGCACTCGGCCAGGTACTCGGTGACCTCAACCGGGTGGCTGCGGTCCTTCCGGTGCACCTGGGCCGTGATCGCTACCAGCTGCCCGTCATCGCCCAGCCTGTCCACGAACGTGATGCCGTCGTAGGCCGCGTGGTTGTTCGCCATCGTCATCCACCCGTCGATGCCAACGATCGGCTGGATGCCGCCGGCCCGTGTTGGGAAGGCGTAGATTTCCTTCGTCACCGGGTTCAGCCCGTACTCGTTGGCCACCAGCAGGAAGGCAGCGAACTGCTCCTTTGTGGCCTTGTCGCAGCCACAGGTGGCACGCACCGTGGCCTCAAAGGCCGCTGGCTCCATGCCAAACTTGGTGGCCATGCTCAGCAAGATGCTCTTGCGGTCGTTCGTGTTTGCAATCGTCGTGGTCATCGCGTCCCTTTCTGCGTTGTGGTGTTACTCTTGGAAACCGTTACTGCTCGTCTCGACAATGCCAACGTCTTCAAGTCGGGCCAGCGGATGCTTGGCAATCTGCTCGGCGGCAGCGGCTAGCCGCTCAAGCAGCCGCTCAACGCCCGCCAGCGAAGTGGCGATGTCAGCCATTGACTCGCACACCGACTCGTACTGCAGATCTGTCTGCTGCTTTGCCTTGGCTTTGGGCTTGTCGCCTGTGAGCACTTGGCGTGCAGCATCTGCATCTACCCACACCGGCCCAGTGCGGTCGTCGGTGCTACGCATCAGCTTGACGGCCGCAATCACGCCATCTGTGTGTGCGTCACTCAACTTCTTCTGGTCGGTAAGCGAGTCTGCCAGCACAGAAATACGCTTGAAACCGTCAGGCACTTGCGACTCGTCAGTGATCACCTTTGTTTTAAATCGCCTCATCTCGCGTCCTTTGCTGTTGAAAAAGCCCGCTCTGCGTCCTGCTCGGCGGGTGGTAAGTGCGTCCCTGCTACTGCGGTTCCACCGCTCTCCTTCCGGCAACTAGCTCCGCTTGCCGCCGGTCCTTTCTGCGTTCAGTGCGTCACGTCCTTGGCCGAAACGGCCAGCCATCCGCCGTCAATCTCGATGCTGAGTCGGTCGCCATCGACGTTCCAGATGCGTCCCTGCCAACGCTTGCCGGCTGAGCATCCGCTTACGAAGTCACCAACGGCGTAGGTGACCTTCGGGGCGGGGCTCACCGTCTGCTCGTGCAGGCCGGCGACGGCGGCGAGGTACTCGTTTTCGGCGGGGCTTGATTCATTCGTGATCATCGTGCGATTCCTTTTGTGTTCCCATGTCCACCAACCCCATTGCGGGGAGGAGTGTAAATGGGGGGGGGGGGGGGGCAATACTAATGCCAAAGGGCCTAGAAAAAAAGAGAAATCCTTTGCTTTGTGCGGTGCGTAACTTGTCGAATCAGAAGCGTTTTGGGTTGACGATTGAAGCGTGGTGGCAGCCCCACCCGATGTGGTTGCGGTAGTGTACAAGCGTCCACCTACAGGGCAAGCGTCTGTACGAAGATTCCAGTGCTGTGGTGTTAGTCCTCCCTGCTGCCGCATGTGGGTAGCGTCACTTAGGGTATTGGCTAGCGTCACTTCGTCAAGGCAGAAATCTGGCGAGTGTGCCTACAGCGAAATCAATCGCGTGAGCCACGGTCTGGGCTAGGCTTGAGTCGGTGCCAAGCTCCTGGCCCAGGCGGACCAAGACGAGCGATTGCAGGGCGGCATTCCATCGGCGTTGCATTTGGTGGCCCTCCTTGGCCAAAGAATCCTGTGTGGGATTGCCAACCGTTTCGCAGCTGTCGGCAGGCCGGGTGGCCCCACCTTGCGCCGTTCACCAGCCGGGGTTCCAAGGAGCGCCGCCGATTCCGATCACACGCATACCCCAGTTCGGCAGCGTGAAGGCTTGCATGTGGTCCAGCGCCTCGGCAAAGCAACCAGAGAAAAACTTCTTGTCGCCTTCGTGGTCGGTCACGATCCAACCGCCATTCCGCGAATCGTGCTCAGCCAGCCAAGTTTGCGTGATGCCTTCGGCGTCGTAGGCCAGCTTGATCGTCTTCATGTTGTCGTCTCCCGTTTTTGTCCCGCGAGTCTCACTTGCTCGCATGGGTGTAGTTTAGGCTATCGTCAGTTAGGCGTCAATGGGGAGAGAAAAGATTTTTTGGGGGGCGTTTCCAGCGGAAAAACGCTACTTCTTCCGCTTCGCCTTCTTCCGCTTGGCAGCGGGACGCTTGGCTAGGTGCCGCTTGCCGGTCGCCCTGCTGGTCAAGGCTGACTTGGCTTCAGTGGCGGCAGACTTGGGAATGAGCCAGACACGTTGGCCGATCCGCTTTGCGCCGGGCAGCTGGCCCCGCCCTAGAAGCGTGCGAACCCATGCCTCAGAGCAGCCCATGTGCTCGACGGCCTCAAGCACCGTGAGGTATTCGCCGCCGTCTAGTGTGTGTGGAGTCATTGCAACCATCCCTCAGATGCTAACGCTATCTGCTAGTTCGTCAAACCGCCAAACTCGCCTTGCCTGCTTTTCTGGAAACGCTGTACAGTAGATTCGCGGCGATGTTTCTAACGGATGGGGTGTAGATTGAACATCTGTACAGTATCCGGTAGCATCGCCTTTTTGACAAGAAAATGGGAGGCGTGCGATGACTTTGAGGGATTTGCTGATTGACCGAGTGGCCCCGCTCAAAGGGCTCTCTGACCGCTCGGTGGTGATGTACCTGAGCAGCCTGGACAGGTTCCGCGACTACCTGGGGCATGAGCCCACGGTGGACGATCTGGATGATTTAACGGCCGCAAAGTTCCTGAGGTGGCGGCAGGCTACCCAGCACAGCAAGTGGAAGAAGATCTCGCCGGCCTCGCTGGCGAAAGACAGCGCCCACCTTCGGAGCCTGTGGACTTGGCTGGCCAAGAAACGATGGAAACGCAGCAACGGCGAGCTGGTGGAGTTCCCCGACTACGCCCGGCCTCGCGTCCCTAAGCCGGTGCCAAAGGCTTTCAACGCCACCCAACTGTCCCAGCTGGTGGAGGCCGCACGCCACCGCAAAGGCCACATATGCGGCAAGCCAGCCGCCTGGTACTGGGTGACCAAGATTCTCGCCATGTTCCAGACGGGCGAGCGCATTGGTGCCGTGCTCGAGCTCCGGTGGTCAGAGGTGGATCTTGAGCGGCACACGCTGACGTTCCTGGCTGCCACCCGTAAAGGGCACAGGGAGACGATTACACGGGCGATCACGCCAGAACTGGCCAAGATGCTGGCTATGTGCAAAGGGGCCCCCAGCGAGCGTGTGTGGCCTTGGGTGGAGGATCGTGAGTTCCTGTCCATCTACGGAAGTTTGCGGGTGCTGTGTCGCACAGCGGGGGTGCCGTACCACCCGTTTCACAGCATCCGCAAATCGACGGCCAGTTACCTCAAGAAAGCAGGCGTGTCTGCCAAGAAGCAGCTGGGGCACAGCAGCGAGGAGATGGCGGAAACCCACTACTACGACGAGGAGATCACGGGCAGGGAATCCAACCTCGACTACCTGCCAGACATCACGCAGCGGCCGGAAGACAGGCCAGATGCTGGGCCGGGCAGGCCGAGATGAACCAGGCACAGGGCGAGCGACGGCGGGAAAGGGATAAAACCGCCGCCGCTCAAGCCCTGGCCTAGGTCATGAGTCAAAGTGCCTCGCCCGCTGCACAGCGGCCTCGCCCTTCACGCGGCTGAGCTCGGCCAACAACCGCATGACGTGTGCCGCCAATACGCCGCTTGTGCCCTGGTCCCAGCAGCCGGAGAACTTGCGGGCGTCCCACTCGCACTGCTGCAGGTAGGCGTCAGTGAGCGGCTCAGCCACGCTTGGCCTCCCGCAACTTAAGCAGACAGATGAGCGACCAGTTGGCGGCGTCAATCAAGGCGTTCTCGTAGTCCACGGGCTGGCCGTTGGCGTACTTCTGCATCCGCACCACGCAGTCAGACAAGTCACACAACGCTCGCCGCCAGGGCTCAACGCCACACTTGGCCGATGCGGTGACGTTCTCAAATGGGTCCGCCGCACCGCCATACGAGGCAGTCTTTTCGTAGTGCAGCTGCCGCAACTCCTCGAGCAGTTCAAGAAACGGCAGCGAACCGGGCCGCTGCTCGTGCGTGATGCCGTCGCCGGCCAGACGCTCAAGGGCTTCGTCTAGTTCGTCTTGCGTTAGGCCAGCCCGGTGCAGGTGGTGCTCGTGCAGCAGGTGCTCGATGTATGGCTCATCGACGTGTTGCGTTTCCTCGGTACTTGCATCAAAGCACCTAGGTTCTGTCGCCGCCTGCGACACGTCGTACCACTCCTCGCGTGGCTTCCCAGCCGCTTGGTTCTCGCGGCGGATCTCGACAGCAGCACGCAGCAACTCGTTGGCGTCTTCAATCGTGGTCGTCATTTGGTTCCCTTTCTCAAGTCTCTGTCGCAAAACAATGGGTACGCCCGCGTCACTTCGTTGCGGCCGTGGTCGATGATTGCCATCCCTTGGCACGGTCGCTCTGGCGATGCAACCCGCTCAGCGTATGGGCTGTGTCCAATCACTGAGCCGTTGGCGACGTAGCGGGCACCGCGCAGCCAGCCGAACGAGTGGTAGTGCCCGAATATCGTCAGGTTCGCTTTGCGTCCTGCGTCCCATCTAGCAATCGCCTTACTTGCTGGCAGAGCCAGGCCGTAGACGCCACCAGCGAAACGGATGCTGTGGCCGTGCGTCGTGCGTACGAGAAAGCCGTCGAGGTCCACGTAGCCCAGATGCCCCTCAGCAATCCGCCATTCGACGTTCGCGTTGGCCTCCTCGCGGGCCAGCGTGAAATACATCATCTGCTCCCACGAGTGCTCAAGCTCTGTGGCGATGCGGTTTTTCTCGGTGCTCCTGCCGTGGTTGCCGGCGTTCGTGCAGACGATGACTTGATCAGCCTCTGCGGCGATCGCGTCAATCATTCTCCGCAGCCGCTCAGCGATCCACCGCGTTGCGTTCATGGGCGAAAGTGCCGCAACTTCCATGCAGTCAGGGTGAATGTGGCCCGTGATGAAATCCCCTCCGAGCCAGATGAGCACGCGACGAATGTTCGCTTGATTGCGTTCGTGCTGGAGGCAGGCGATGAACCGCTCCTCGAGTTCACCTAACCGCCGCTGGCACACGTCAAGCGAGTAGTCGTTCTCGCCGTTCACAGTCTCCGGCAGCACACGCTCTTCACAATGCACGTCCGAGAGCATCAGCACCGCCGTCGCGTCGTGCTTCGCATGACGTACCTTCTTCGGCGCATGCTGCTTCGCGGCCTTAATGCCCGAGAGCCCTGCGATAGCGTTTGCCCGCTCATTCGCGGCGTCGATGGCCTGGAGTGCCGCCTTGTAGCGGCCTTTCAGCGTCGCCACTTCGGAGCGGAGGCGTGCTAGTTCGGCGTCCGTTGCTAGCCGAGAAGCATCGGCCACGGCATCAGCCACGGCGATGTCTAGTTTTTTGACAGCCATTCGGCAAACCTTTTTTCCTTGCACGAGTGGATGCCACGCTCGCGGCATTTGTCTGAGAGAATCCGCGCCAGCGTCAGACGCTTCACCGGATACTCGCCGTTCTGAAACCTCTTGCGAATGTCAAGAAGTTCCGTCTGCGTTTCCTTCGGCAGTGCGTCCCACCAGTTCCCTGGCTTGCACGCCCTCACCGCATCCCCGACAGACTCAGTGAGACTGCTACCCTTCGCCATCGTTTACCTCCCTGTAGCCCAGGCTATAGAGCACCTTGCTGATGTCCTTGCCGGCCTGCTCGACGTGCTCCTCGCTTGCGGTTGGAAAAAGCGCATGGAGTAGTTCGTGCGTCAGGATCGTGAGCTTGTGCCGGCCCTTAAGCCCGCTGTGAATCAAGATGCGTGGCCGCTTGGACTTCTGCGAAAAGGTGTAGCCGTACGCCTGGCCCTTGAGGTCCGTGAAACGGACTAGCCACCGCTCGTCGCCGTTGAGTGTGAAGTGGTGATCTTCCACGGCTCGCCCTTTCGCTTACCACCGTAGCGGGGGCGTCAACCGGCAGCCCTGCGACAGGCGAGAAGCACCAGCTGCCGAGCAGCGATGTCGGACCACGGCAAGATTGTTTTCCGCTTGGCGTGCTCTGTCCGCATGACGCCAAGAATCTCAGCCATGCCTTCGTCAGACCTGCACCAGTCTGGGCCACGCTCGTCCATCTTTCGGGCCATCGCGTTGCACGAGCACGTCGGCGTGGACTCAATGCCGAGCCAGTCTCGCAGTATGTTGCTAAGCTCAGTGCCAGGATTTTGTACACGCCGCCCCTGAGTAATTTCGGTACAGACGCGAAATGTTTTCAGAGAGCGGGCATGTCTGCCACACACGATACAGCACGAGGTTTTCGAATCTAGTTGGCAAATCATCGCGAAAAGGTAAAAAACGGAAACACGTCCACGACCATGTTTGCGAAAAATGGGTATCTCAATGGATTCACGTTTTGGTTTGTGCAAATGTCGTAGACAGGGGCCGTACCTCCATTAAAAGGATAAAACCTATACGTGTCCGCTCTGCCAGGAAGTCCATCGCAATCAACTGGAATGTTGGATGTAATTGCGATAACACTGGTTGAGGAGTTGATGAATTCAACTATAATTCTCACGCCTCCGACATCGTATACGTAACGAGCAGTGTTGGCAGACGTGCTTCCTCCAGTGAGAACATAAGTAGTTCCAGAGAAAGCATCGGTAGCCGCTTGAGCAACTGCCGGGCAGCTAACGTTTGTGTACGTTTGAATGCCAAATGTGATACTGATTTCAGAAGGGTAAGAACAGCAGCAAGAGCACGTAGTGGCAAGCATTGTATCTTTGATAAGTATTTTTCCGGACTTCGCGGCAATTGGCATTTTAAGACTACGTGCAGGCAGTAACGGAAATTGAGAACGAGCTTACTGACGATGTGCCAACTACGCCAACGGGCAGCGTGTCAAACCGCAGCGATGTCGTAGTGAGCGTAGCCGCAGTCGCAGCGTATGCAACATCCCACTGCCAGTTGATGAGATGCCAGGCGGTGCCTTCGCGGCCGATGACGCAGTTGCGCGTGCCAGCACTTGGCAGATTGATTAAATCGTTTTGCACTACCGCCGTGTTTGGTGTCGTGGGCTGGTACTTAAACGTGACGTTCTTGCTGGAGCCCATAGACCACGCACCAGTGAACGTGCAGACGCGGAAGACCTTGCCAGATAATCCGCCAGCGCGATTGCCGAAAGTCATCCCAGCCTGGTCGCGGTCGCCAGCCTCAACCTCTCGTACCACCTTTGCTATCCGCTCAGCAGCTGGCCGCGTGAAAGTGACCCGCTCAGTCTTCGCCGGTTTCCCGTCTGGCTTTTGGGCCATGCCTACAGCCCTCCGCCTGCGCTGCCTTCAACAGCGTCTGCGCAAACACTGACAAATGACGCAGACGCCGTGCTGACCACACGCACGTCAACTGATCCAAACATCACCACGGCCGTGCTGGCCGAGACACTCGCAGAGTAGGCAGTTGCGGGCGTGTGCTCTGATGTGTGCAGGATGTACTTGTAGCGTCGCGGGCTGCCGCCAGACTCGTACTCTTGCGAAGTGCTGCTGAATGACGTGCCATACGGGAAAGTCACCAGCGCAGTGCCGCTGGCACTACTGAAAGACACTGCCGGGTTATTGGCGGCCCGGAAGCTACCCGCAGGCGACAGCTGCTTAAGCGGCGTGTTGGCTGCGTAGCGGTTGGTGCCGTCAGTCGTTGCTGCGGAAAACACAGGGTACGAGGTGCAGGAGAAAGAACCTGAGTACGCGGTGCTGCAGAACGTGACGCGGATGCCAGCCGTGCCTGCCGACGCGATGGAGATATTTCGTTGGTATGCCATGGGTCAGAAGCTCGGCGTTCCAAAGTACGAAGCGAAGTCTGCCTCTGGGTACACGCGGCGAGTCAGAATGTCAGGTTCTTCATTGTCGCCCTTCATCGCCCCGGCAGTTGTCAGGGCTCGAGGAGATGAGGATGCCACCTTCTCTTTAGTTTCTGAGTCCTTGACCCACACACGTTTTTTCTCGCCATCCTCTAGGTAGTTCCACCCAACGTCAGGCAGAAGCAGGCTGTGCCCGCTCGCACGGAAGATGAGTTCAACCGTGACTTGCCAGTATCTGATCTCCTGGCCGTTCACCACCTCTGACGCCTGCTGCCCACCGATGCCAGAGCAAAACCACGTATGAGCATCGCCGCCAAGGTACGAAGAAGAGTTCACCGAGTTCGTCACTCCAGCTGCTAGATCCAGCGGAAACGCTGCCCGATTGCCAGAAATGGTTGCCCGCACTTCTGCTTCAGTTACGGTCAGCCCCTCAAAAAAGTCTTTGGCAGAGTTTTGAAGTGGCTTGCGGCTGCCGTTGCCGCTGCCTTCGTAGTACACGAGCGCCGGCACCTGGGCACCGCCTGTCGAGAACGACCACACGTCTGGCCGTGCAAGCGGGTTGGGGTCAAGATCCTGCTGCTTCGGTAGCTCGTACTTGTACGTGATCTCAACGTGGTGCCTGTCAGTCTCTGACATCTGGGCATCAAGCATTCGCAGGTAGGTGAACTCTGGGTGAGAGTCGCCGTGCAGAATGCCGACAGCACCGATGACAGCCTGATGGCTCTCAGGACCATCTACCGTGATAACAACCTTTCGCTCGGCAGTCGGACTTTCGCCGAACTTGTGCGAGAACGTGCGCGGCAGGACTTCTCGAAACCCTATGACTGCCATTAGCTGCCCAGTATTTCTACCGGCGATGCGCCGATTGCAAGCAGGCCCTGCTTGATCTCTTCGAGCTTCTTCAACTGATCTCGCCGCTGAGCAATCGCTGGGTCTTCGCGGCCAAGGGCAAACAGCGAAGAGATGCCTTCGCTGGTTCGGATGTCATTGACGTTAAGCGCCGAGGCAGCTGGCCGCGAAAGCTCTCGTGAGATTTCCTTGCGGATGTCGATGCCTTCCTTGGCAAGATTCCTGAGAGCGGTCTGGGCCTCGCCACCGTCAATCAGCTTCTTGTCGAATGCTTGGCGTACTGACTTGAACTGATTGGCCAGTGTCGTGGCTGGCTTCAAGATGTTCTTGTCTACGCCGAGGGCCTGCAGCTGGCGCTCGCGGTCTTGGGCCTTTGCCTCTTTCGCAGCCGCCTGCGATAACGCGAGCCGCTGCCTAGCCGCAGCAACTGATTTGGAGTCGCGGTCCCGCTGGGCAGCGGAAAGAGCCTTCTCTGCGGCCCGCTGCTCAGTGACGATTGCCAGCAGATCATTATTGAGTTGCAGCCTGCTCTTCTCTGCGTCGCTCAGCCCGGCGTTGGCCAGTTCTGCGGTGCGCTGCCGTGCCTCTTCTGCTGCCTTTTTCGCGGCGTCTGCGGCAGCCTTTGCGGCTTCGGCGTCAGCCTTCCTGGCGTCAGTGACGGTGCGAACGTCTGCCGTTAACGCCTGGGCGTCACGGCTGGCCAACCTGATTGCGTCACCAAAGGCGAGCGAGTCTGTCGTGATGCCCTCGGCAAAACCTTTGATTTCGCGGAACCGCTCGAGCACTGCGGCTGGCACGCGATTGAGTCCGCCAAGCTCCTTGGCCAGAGCTTTGACAGCGGCGCTCGCTTCGTCGATAGCTTCCTGGGCGAGATCCTGCGCCGTGAACGTCGGCACCGTGAGCGCGTCCTTAGCCTTCTTGCCAAAGTCTTGGGTTTCCTTTGTCGCCGCAGCTATGGCAGCACGGTATGCGGCAGCTGCTTTTGTCGGGCTGTCGATGGCTGTGGCAACTTCCTGGCCGGCTGTGTTGGTGGCCAGCGACCACTCAACCACCTGCCCTGCCAGCAAGCCCAAGACCGTCACAAGGATTCCGATGCCGGTTGACGCCAACAACCCGCGAATAGATGCCGCAAGCGTTCTAACTCCAACCGCTGCGACGCCAGCAGATCCTGCAAAGCGGTACGCTGAAGCAGTCGCCTCAAGAAACTCTCGGCTTAGGTTTGCGATGCCAGACGCGACAACCTGCTGATTGATGAATGCCAAGTACCCGCCAATGAGTGGCAGGATGTTTCCTGCAAGCGGGGCTGCAGAATCTGCAAGCAGCTGAAACACCTTGGCGAGGTTTGAGACAGTTGTGGTCAGTGCGCTGGCTATGTCTTTTACGTCAATGCTTGCGATGAACGTAGACGCCTCTTCAGCGGCGCGAGTAAGTGCAGGGGCAAGCTCTGCCACAACTCGAGCCGCAAACGATTGAAGAGTCAACTGCGTCTTCTGAAGCGAGTCATCAAGCGCATCGACGCCAGCAGTCTGCTGCGGGCTCAAGACAATGCCGAGACGCTTGGCCTCTGCTGTCATCTGCTGAAGGTATGTTGCGCCTTCTTGGAAGATTGGCACTAGCTCGACGCCAGACTCCCCAAAAAGCGACACTGCAGCAGCTGCTTGCTGTGCAGGGTTTGGCAGCTTGCTGATCGCAGCCACAACTGCGTTGAATGCTTGCTCTGGGTTAAGGTTGGAAAGATCGCCAACCGAAAGCCCGAGGTCAGCGAACGACTTGATGGCCGCCTTGTTGCCAGTCTGGGCTTCGCCAAGGTTGATCGTCAGCTTTTGAACAGCACGCCCAAACGTCTCAAGGCCAACGCCGGACTGATTTGCTGCGAGCGAGTACGCCTGGAGAACGTCAGTCGTGATGCCCGTGCGTTTCGACAAGTCGTCAATGCTGGCCACGGCTCCAGCGGTTCCGCCGATGAACGACGCGAATGCGCTGCTGGCCGCACGCACTGTGGAGATGAACGCCCGCGAGAGCTCAATGGTCTTGAGCGTGGAAACGTCCTGCTGTGTTTTCTTGGCGGCATACCCCAGCTTCTGCAACTCAACGACGCCGGCGTTGATGCCGCTGGCCATCTGCACCGCAGATGCCGAGAGGTTGAATCCAAGAGAGATGGTTGCCATAGGTCACTTTCCGAGATCTGACGCCATGCGGCGGAGCGTCTCGGCTATCTGAGTTGGATGCTTCGGGGCCCTGTCTTCAATCGGAATGAACTTCTCTGGGTCCGGCGTCTGCTTGGAGTAGGGGGCAAGCACAGAAGTCACGAGCATGGCTGTCTGCCCCCACGTATCGTCCAGCGGCTGGAACCACCTGGCCCAAGCGATCCACTGCGAGAACTCGCGCGAGTCCATCGCGTCGATTTCGCGTAGCGTTTTCTTGAGGTGACCCGCCAGACGCAGCTTGAACTGCAGCGTAGGGCGGGCGTTTATTCCCCCGCTAGCTTCTTTATTTCCTCCTCGGTCAGTGCGTTGTGCTTGAGGGCCGCATGCCACAGGCGGTGCATCACGTCGCTGCTGCGACGCTTGATGGCTTCCTTGCCTTCCTCGCCTGGGTAGAGCAGGCCGCCCTTCTCGTCGCAGAGCGTGCGGCAGAGCAACTCAGATCGGAAGTCAACGATGGCACCGTTGGAAGACTCAAGTGCCTTGATCTCGTAGGAGTCACGATCACCTACAGACATAAGGCGAATACATATTTTCCCGTCTCCACCAAGTTCCGGTGCCTCAACGGTGATGATCTTGGCGTCGGGCGCGTTGTCGATCTGTTCTCGAGTCAGTGGCATTGCTCACCCGTCTAGTAGTTTGAACGTCACCGAATACCGGGTGACTCCGTTGAGTTCCGGCTGGGCAGTCCATCCCTCATAGACTGCATACGATGTCAAGGAAACGCCTGCGCCGGAAACCACTAGGGACTTCCTCAATCCCCAGTCACTGGTGCTGATGTTTGCGGTCCCGAGGCACGCCACGGAAACGCTGCCGGCATCGTCAGTCCAGACAACGGTGCGGCCCTTAGAGGAGCCGCCTGCGTAAGACACCTGCAGGTCTGTGACCTCAGTGAACGCGACGCCACCCCACGTTACAGACAGGCCGGTTGAGTGAGTCGCCACGGCTTCCTCCGCTGGCGATCAAGCAACCTGGAACGATGCCGAGCCCTTGATGGCGTCGTTGGTCGCCAGAGTCACGGTTGAGGACTTGCAAGTGGCGGCAACGCCAGTGAGCGTGATGCCGCCAGCAATCGTGAGCGTTCCGGTGATGCCCTGTGCGATCGGGGCCGCGCCTGCATTCGTCAGGTAGTCAATCGTGACCTCCTTGCCGGTATCTCCAGCAGAGCCCTTGAGAGGGCGCGAGAGCGTGGCGACAGTCGCGCCAGCCGTTTGGCCGAGGTGGGAAACGTCAATGGAATCGGTGGCATTGTTGTCGGCAATCGTGTACGTGATGTTCGTGACCGTGTAGTTCACGCTTGCGAAGGTGAACGTCGTGCCGGAACCGTCATGAGGCGTTGCGGGCATTGGTTACTCCTGCCACCATACGTCGTACTGCTGGGTGATCTGATATGCCGGCGGCAGGTCCGCACCTGCCAATGCAACCAGATCGTCGCGCTCGTTTTCAAGCGAGCATTGCGACACAGTGCAGCCTAGGACTTGGCCCCCGTATCCATCCAGAACCGAGCGAACCGCATCCGCAACCTCACGCCCTGACTCGTAGGTGCTGGCGTAGACAACGATTTCCACCGTGACCCGTGGCAGCCCGGCAGGATTCTGCAGGGTTTGAGTGCGACCGATTGCCGTCCTCTGCCAGGCGATGAATGGCAGCTGCTCGGCAACTACGCTGCCGTTTGGGTACTGCCGAAAACCTGTCAGCCTCGCCACGTCCGGCGACGCTTGCAGCACCCGGCACAGGGCGGCTTCTGGAGACTTAAACATCAGAGAAGCCCTCCTCGGTCGCCATACTTCCGCTCATATTCCTGCAGGGCCTTCGTGAGAGCCTTTCGCATTTCGGCATCAAGGATGCTCTGCATCTGGATTCTGCTGGACTCGTAGGCCCGCTTAAGTGGATGACGAGCGGGCGAACCTTTCACCGTTCCAGTGGCCAGGAAGTCCACAGGGTAAAGCCCTCTACCTGTGAACGGCCCGCGAGTCTTGAACGACGAAAGCACTGAGCGGCCAGCAGGCTTTTCTTTCAGTCGCACGTTGACGGTATTAATCCTGCCGCCGAGCACTACACGCTTCCTGGCTACCGTCCGGCTCTTTCCCGCTGTCCTTGGGCGAGTGCCAAACTCAACAAGGTGCGAGTGGTAGGCCCTGTTTGGCCCCTTCAGGACGGTTCCGCCCTGGAATGCAGGCGTGGCACCCTTCTGGCTTTTAGCGTTCGTCGGGCGGCGAAACCCAACCACGACAACGCTGACGGGAATCTGCGCCTTGTTGTTCGTGTACTTGCGATCTATCCGGGTAACGCTCGCCAGTAGGTTTCCAGTGACTTGGCCAAGGCTGGACACCTCTCGCCGCAGCGCATCAAGCCCTGGCTTCGCCGCTTTCCTCAGTGCCTGCGACTGGTACTTCAGGCTGATTTCCCTAGGAAGCCTTTTCAGCTGTGCCGTGATTTCTTCTAGCGTCTTGAGGGCATACTGCTCTTTGGCGGTCTTGCCTCTGCCCAGGGCGAGAGAAATAACTGACGGGCCTTCTGCAAAAACGGAACTCATGCAGCAACCTCTTGGCAGATGAGTTCGTGCTCGCTGCGGCTTCCGTGCTCGAGCAGGCTAACGATTTCCAGCGTGCGGCCTCGCCACTGCAGACGCATTCTCTGGGTGAGCCCTTCAAGAAAACGCATCTTCACTTTGTGCGTGACCGTGATCTCGTTCTGCCCGTACGCAAGAGACTCACGGGCTGAGACGCCTTCCACGCTGGCCCAGCGTTCAGCGAACGTGGCCCACGAGAGCACGGTTTCCCCTAGAGCGTTCCGAGACTCGGATGCCTGCTGCACCGTCACGCGCTCGCGGAGCTTGCCGGCGTCAATCATGTGCCGTACATCGCAATGGTGTACGAGGATGTGCCTGCGTTTGTGCGCACTGTCGGCAGTTGCCCGGCGTCACCAAAATCACCAGTGGCGTTTGAAACAACGGTTAACGAGTTTGCGTCCACGGTCACAGTCGGGTTATTCACAATCAAGCCAGCCGGCCCGGACTTAATCACGAAGCGCTCAATCTCACTGAACGAAACCAAAGCGCCGCTCGCGTCCCTGTAGGCTGTCGGCGCAACTTGGATAGTCACGGCGTTAGTGCCGCACGTACCACTAACGATGGCAACCTTGCCCGTGCTGTACGCCTGCGAGTCCTGCAGGCTCACCACCTTGAGCGATGCCGTGCCGTCCTTGTCGTGGAACAGCACGTCTACGTTTATCCGTCCTTCAATGCTCATTGGTAGCTGCCCCATTTCTGTGACGAGAGAAGCGATTCCACAGCAAACTCCAGCGGCTTGCTGATACTGCCGACGAGCACCGTGCTGCGGTTCTCGTACCAGTGGCCCACCAGCATCAGGCAGGCGTGGCGGACAGCGGCAGGCACGCTTGAGCCAGCGGCCCCGTAGCCGGCCCACCACGTCACGCTGATGGCGTTGTCGTCCATCAGGTGCGGCGGCCACGTCTGGCCGTACAAAGTCTTCACCGCCCCTGGCGTGCTGCTTCGGTCAACGCGGTAGCTGGCCGTCGAGTAGGTGGCTGTCGTGCCGTTTTCGTAGGTGAACGTCAGGGCCACCGCCGTGGTCGTGCCGGCCGTCGCCATTGGCGGCCGTGGTAGCTCGATGTCGTGGGTGCCGTCTGGCGGGAACGAGTCGAACCGCATCACCCACTGCGTATTCACCAGCGTGCGATCTAGGTACTGTTCGCACCACTCGCGGGCTGCCGTGATCAGCGTGCCGATGTAGGCGTCATCGCCACTGGTATCAACCCGCAGATGGGCCTTAGCTTCCGCGAGCGTGACGGGCTCAACGGCTGGCGGCGTCTGGCGAGTCAGGCTTCTGTACTGCACGGCGGCCTCTTCGCTTTGGGGTGGCGTCTGCGGTTTCTACGTCGTGCTCAAGGGCAGCCGTTTCGATCAGCGTCGGCTGGTTGTCTTCTACAGCAACACGCTGAGCGAGCAGCTGTGTGGTGATCCCGCCAGGAAGCTCAGCCACTTGCCCCTTGCGGTAGCCACGCCACGCGCGGGTAAACATAATCTTCGGCATTAGCCCACACTCCATGCAGATTCTGGCGGCTTGCCCGTGTTCGTGAACTCAGTAGTCCACTGAAAAACAGGGGCGGTAAGGTTCTTGCCGGGCCACGTCACCACGTACTCGCCGTGGCCTAAAACGAC